AATACCTATGCTGCTAATACTGATATTGGGAACGGTGATATGTCATGGATTTTTGCTCGTGAGAACGGTGGATATCCTACTGCAGATGATGCGACTCGTAAGCTTAGATTTCGAAGCTGTGTCATGGAATTTACAGTTACTAACGAACTTGTTGCTGGAGCAACAGGTGATGCCCAAGGAATCTTAGTTCTTGATGTGTATTATGTCATAGCTAGGAAGAACAATGGTGTTACAGCTGATCCTGCTATATTTTGGAATAATTGTATTCAGAATGAGAGTGCAGGTAATATGCCCAATGCAATTACGTCATACTCCCGACTCGGTGTTACTCCCTTTGATGCTTCTGGATTTGGTCGATACTGGTTAGTTAAGAAGAAACGTAGAGTCAGATTGTCTCCAGGTCAGGTATTTAACTTTCAGATGAGAGATCCTGGAAACTATACTCTTAATATGTCAGACATTTTGAACTTGAAAGCTAAAGCTAATTTGACAGAAGGTGTTATATTGGTTGGTTCTAATTCAGCCTATAAGTTTAGTGATCCGAATTACATTCCTGGTGATGTTGAGTACTCGGTTACTTATCGTAAAACATATCATTATACGGAAACTTCATCTTCTATTGATGCTATTGGTACTTAAATAAAGAATTTTTTTATTCGTCTCATTATTGCAGTGTCTTCTGTGAAAATATCGTCATTACTGAGAAAGATTTTCGTAAGTTTCGCTGGGAGGTTGATGACAGAATAGCGAACATGAATCTGTTGAGGATGATCCGTATCCACTATCATTATTTGGTTCGTCCTCGGTAAGTGTTGAAAGGACATGTCGTCGAAGATCAGGGCTACATGGTATCCACATCGGAATTGTTTGAGTGTATCCAAGTGCCTCACAAAGAGTGCAGGCTTTGGACTTACTGTTAATGCCCAAGTTGTTTTTCCAATCCCTGAAGGTCCCTTGACCCAGTTTGCTTTGCTCGCTTCCGGAATTAGTAGTCTTAGATACGGTGCGTGGATCGAGCCCTCAATTGGAGTCTCTCCTGTAATGGTATTAATATCATTAGCCTGTTGAATTGTATAGTTCCAAGCTTGTAGAGCATATTGATAAGAGACCTTCATTTTTCTACATGTTTCAAAGTATTCTGGTAGTTCCTTTTGTCTTGCCAAGTCATAAGGATTGAATTCGTTATTTATTCCTTCATCGAACCATTCCAAGAAAGTCCCATCCTTTTTAGCATATGCAATTGCTGCTTGCTTGTTTCTGACTGGTCCAATATTAGCATGCCTTCCTTCATAATCCAACAACCTAGCATCCCTGATATCCTTTCTGTTTCTAAATTCGATGTATGCATGGTAGTGACTTCCTCCATCTTGATGTAACTCTCTACTGGTGATGAGGTGACTAGGACTAAGTTTGAGTATAAGCCATTCGTGCAGATCTTCCAAGTGAACTTCGGTTCTCGGCCAAGTAACAAATAGTTGTTTAGCATTGATTCTGAATTGACCACGCATAGCGATATTGACATGAGGATGATCCATACACTAGTGGTCCAACCGTGTTATTCTTATGTAAAATCCACTTTATGTAAGCACTTATGGGATAAACTACAAAAAAACGAGACATAGAGTACAGGTATAGGGAAGCGCCCTGGCGTAAGACCAGGGCAAGACAGACCCTTGTTGTGGAATTGTGGCTTAGAAAACTCTCTTTATATTCAGTGGATCAGTGGATCTTCTAGGGTCTGCTGCGCTTAATATTACGCGCAGCCAGACCCACTACTGGACCTATAAATAGACAGCGCTTGCGCCAATACCCCTGTAATGGGAAGAGTTGTTACACGACGTAATATGGGAATGCGTAGATACGCTCCATACGCTAGAGTAGCCTGGAAGGGTGGTCAGCAGTTGGCTAAGTTTGTGAAGAATAGAATGAAGGGTGGAGGTAGCAAGCCCCGCAGTTCACGCGGGGCTACCTATGGTAACCTGACATTTCAGAATGATGAGTCTGTTGTTTATAGTAGACGAAGAGCTCCTCGTAGAGTAAGAAGACGCCATAGACGGGCGTTCAAAAACTTTCAGTACAATATGGACAAATTGCAGTCCATGAAGACGTGTATTATTTATAACCGGACTTTATTCACTACTACTCCCACTGGTACATCTGACGGGCAGGCTTGTATGGGTGTTACTATGTATGGGTACAACACAAATACCTATGCTGCTAATACTGATATTGGGAACGGTGATATGTCATGGATTTTTG